CATATCACGCAGCAAATGGATATAATTTAACTACTTTTGATGTAGACCAAGATGTAGCTGGTAACAATTGTTCTACTGCTTATTTTAATCAACCGAATTGGTATGGTGCATGTTGGTCTGGTAGTCCTTTTGGGGGAGGTGGTTCCGGCAGTCATGCTGATGCTTGGTTCTGGGATAGTTCTACTAGCGACTATCACAATTATGGTGCTTTATACGTTAGGTAAAATTTATGGAACCAATTAAAAGGAAATCAAACAAATTAAATATTTTAAAGTCTGAGGATGTATATAAATTAGTTTGGATAAATGATGACGAAATTATTTTTTCAGAAAAATATATTATTTCTTTTGATTCTGAAAATAATCCAACTAATTTCAATCTAACAGAAATCATTGAACATAAAAAACATTGTTGTTTAGATATTGATGACGAAAATTTTCAAGTAATTGAAGAAGAAAATTTTAGTTTTATTATTGGTGTAAATGATGCAATTAATGATTTGCGACCTGGATCAAAATATCAGTTAAACGGTAAAACATTTACTTATTGGGAACATGATTCTCAACCACCGTCTTGGGAAGAAATTTCTTTACACATAAAAAAAATGCAGAGGGATTTGGATTCAAACTAGTTAAATTTAAAGTTTAATTTATAAATACCTCTAGAAGACTAGGGGTATTTTTTTATGGCGCAACCATCTAGTAGGGCGGAGTTGAAAGAATACTGCCTTAAGCAACTAGGAAAGCCAGTTTTAGAAATAAACGTAGATGATGATCAGATTGATAATCTGATTGATGATGCGATTCAGTATTTCCATGAGAGGCATTATGATGGTATTGATCGTATATTCCTGAAGCACAAACTTACTCCTTCAACCAAAACAACTTTAGCTCAACCAGGTCCAGTTGGAAGTGCAACTACTTCTCCAGTAGTTGTTGGTTCTGGGTTAACTTCTGCCACTTATGTTGAAGGAGTTAATTATCTTCCTCTCCCAGACTCTATTATCGGCGTAAATAATATTCTGAAAATTAATTCAAGTACCGTATCTGATGGTCTTTTTAATATCAAATATCAATTATTTTTAAATGATGTTTACTATTATGGTGCATTAGATCTTCTCAACTATGCAATGGTTAAGAGATATCTTGAGGATTTGGATTTTCTTTTAAACCCTAATGCACAAATTCGTTTTAACAAATTAAATCATAAATTATACTTAGATATAGACTGGCAACAAGTTGGTGAAAATGAATATGTAATTATTGATTGTTATAGAATTGTAGACCCATCGGATGCTCCCAAACTTTATAATGATTGGTGGTTAAAAAAATACCTCACTGCATTAATCAAGAAACAGTGGGGACAAAACATGATTAAATTTAATGGTGTTTTACTTCCTGGAGGAGTTCAACTCAATGGAAGACAAATCTATGATGATGGAGTTGCAGAAGTAGAGAAACTTGAACAACAACTTAAGGATGAGTACGAATTACCACCACTTGATCTCATAGGTTGATATGTCACCACTCAATTCTTATTTTTTACAAGGATCTCCGAGTGAGCAAAGACTTATTCAAGATCTAATCAACGAACAACTTAAGATGTATGGACAAGATGTTCTATACATGCCAAGAAGAATTATTGGTGAAAATACAGTCATTAAAGAAGTCACTGCTTCAAAATTTGATGATAGTTTTCGTATTGAAGCCTATCTAATGAACTTTGAAGGTTTCAGTGGGAACGGAGATATTCTTAGTAAGTTTGGAGTCAGAAGTAATGATGAAATTAATCTCGTAATCTCCAAAGAAAGATATGATGATTTTATTTCTCCTTTGTTGAAATTATGGCCAGAAACTGAAAGAAAACTTGCATATAGACCACAAGAAGGAGATTTAATTTGGTTTCCTCTTGACGAGTCTTTATTTGAAATCAAGTATGTTGAAGGTAAAAAACCTTTCTATCAACTTAATAATCTTTATGTCTATGAGTTAAGATGTGAGAGATTTGAATATGAAGATGAGATTATTGATGTTCCAGAGGTTGATCCAACGGGTATTGAAGTCAACGAATCAATCAAAGATCTTGGAAACATTTATACTATTCAAATGGTTGGAACTGGAGCTACAACTGCAGTTGCAACTGTAGGTTTTGCTACTACTAATCCAAATTCCAAGTCTGTTCAGTATGTTGATCTTATCAATGACGGATATGGATATACTTCCGCTCCTGTAGTTTCAATCTCTACTGCTCCGGCCGGAGGACTAACTGCAACTGCTGTTGCAATTATGACAAGTAGATCATCAAATCAGAAACTATCAATTGATAAAATTCTCATTACAAATCCAGGATTTGGATATACTGAACCACCAGTTATCATGATTTCTGGTGGAGGTGGTGCTGGAGGTATCGCTACCGCAGTTATTAATAATAGAGTTCTTGGAATTGTTGGGTTATCTTCCGGTGGAGTTGGATATACTACTACTCCACAAGTTACGATTCAAAGAATATTCATTCCTTCTGGTGCAGGCATTTCTTCAAACATCAACAATGCTCAAGCAGAAGCTGTAATCAATTCAAATGGAGTTGTTGTTGCGGTTCGTTATTCAAACGCTGGTGCTGGATACACATTTACTCCAACAATATCTTTCACAAATCCAACTGCAACCTCTTTCGGTGATTACGATTATAACGAAGTTGTTACCGGAACAAGAACAGGTACAACTGGTTATGTAAGAAGTTGGGATGCTACAAATAGAGTTCTTAAGCTTTCTGTAGTTGATGGAACTTTTGCAAGAGGTGAAGCGATTGTTGGTGTCGCAGCAAGTTACAAAGTATCTACGGTTCAGACAAATGAATTCTTAGACCTTTACGCAGAAAATATTCAAATTGAAAATGCTGCTGATAATATTGTAGATTTCAGTCAGAGAAATCCATTTGGCGAATACTAAATAATTATTACTCCAGAATAACTTGTAATGATATCAAATTATTTTTATCACGAAATATTGAGAAAGACCATCGTATCTTTCGGTACTCTTTTTAATGATATTCAAATCAAACATAAAGATAATGCAGGCGATGATTTTAGTATCTTAACTGTGCCGATTGCTTATGGTCCGGTTCAAAAGTTTTTAGCTAGAATCGAACAAGTTCCCGACCTAAAAAAGAGAGTAGCTATAACTCTTCCAAGAATGTCATTTGAAATGACTGGTATTCAATATGATCCTTCTCGAAAGTCTTCGACAATGCAGACTTTTAAAACAGTTGATAAGACTAGTAATAATGAATTAACACAGGTTTTTATGCCTGTTCCATATAATGTTAATATTCGTCTTTCAATTATGTCTAAATTGAATGAAGATGCTTTGCAAATTGTAGAACAAATACTACCTTACTTTCAACCACATTTTAACTTAACAGTAGATCTCGTATCGAGTATTGGAGAAAAACGAGATATTCCAATGATTCTGGAGAGAATCACAATGGATGATCAGTATGAGGGTGATTTTACTACAAGAAGGATTTTAATTTATACTCTAGATTTTACCGCAAAAACATACCTATTTGGTCCAGTTGGAAATGGTAATGAGGCGTTAATCAAACAGGTTCAAGTCGATTATTACACAAATACAAATAGAGTTAATCCTTCAAGACAACTTAGATATGTTGCTGAACCAAGAGCAATTAAAGATTACAATAACGATGAAATTACTATAGTTTCAGAAAATATTTCTGAAAATGTCACTGAGTTTAATGTATCTGATGCAACTGGATTAATTGTAAATTCATACATTCAAATTGACAATGAATCCATGTTTATTCGTAGTATTAATGGAAATACTTTATTGGTAAATAGAGGTCAAGATAATACTGATATTACAACTCACTCATCCGGAACTGCGGTTAATGTGATTAATAATGCAGATGATGAACTAATAGATATGGATGATGACTTTGGATTCAGTGAATATCGTTATGATTTTGCTGACGGTAAGATTTATAGTACAACAAAAGGAATTGATGTATGAATTTTGAAGACATTGATACAGCTTTAGATATTGAACCAACAGAAATTGTAAAGTCGGAACCAGTTCCAGTATTAAAACCACAGGAGACAGAACAACTTCAAAAAGATTATGAATATTCTAGAGGACAACTCTATTCTATTATTGAAAAGGGACAAGAAGCAATTAATGGAATTCTAGAACTTGCACAAGAATCCGACTCCCCAAGAGCTTATGAAGTTGCTGGTCAATTGATCAAAAACGTTGGGGACGTTACGGACAAGTTATTAGATCTTCAGAAGAAAATGAAGGATATTAACAAGGAGGAAAAAGGTGTGACTCCAACAAGTGTAACTAATAATGCCGTCTTTTTTGGTTCTACTGCGGAACTCCAAAAGTTTCTGAAGAGTTCCATGAATCAAGATACATCTAAATAATAGATAGACTACCAAAATAGATAAATGAAAACGTTTAAAGATTTTTGTGCAGAGGCATATTCTATTGATGAAATGGCAATGAATCCAAAGAGTCGTTTTGTTACTCAGGGTCAGATGAGAAATTATGAAAAAGATAGAATTGGATCCCAGAGTTTTTCTGATAGAGGTGGATATGCAGGACTCAAAGCAGGTGGTGGCCAAGCAGCATTGAAAAAAGGAAGTAGTGTCAGTGATGTTCTTTATGCGGGACAAAAAGCAAAGCAAGCAAAGGCACAACAAGATTTTTCAAATAAAATAAACAGACCTACTCAACATCAATCTGGACCAGCAAAGAAACCAATGGATGATTTTGCTGCTGGTGGTGGAAATGCTAAGATGAAATCAACTGGTATGACTAAAGATCAAGTGATTGCACTTGGAAAGAAAAACGTATCTAATCAAAAGTAATATGGAAAAACTCACCTTTAAAGAGTGGTCTATTCTTGCAGACCTAGAAACTATCGCACCTCTTGGAGAGGACTTTGAGTTTTCTATGGCTCGTGGAGAACTTAAGACTGCTCAGGCAGCTATTACAAGATTGATGACTAAACTTAAGGGTGAGGGAGATTTGGAGGCATGGGTGCAATCCAAAATCACTAAGGCCGCAGAATATCTTGACACCGTAGCCGACCATCTTTCTCATGGTGAGGATGATACAGAAAGAACGAAAGAAGTCAAGGAAGGTTTCAAAGGCCACAAGTCTGTAGAAGAAATTGCAAAAAAGCATAAAGTATCTCCATCGGTAATTCAAAAACAACTTGAGATGGGGATGAAAGTAGAACATGAGCATACAACAGATAATGATGAGGCAATGGATATTGCCTTACAACATCTAGATGAAATTCCAAACTACTACTCCAAACTCAAGAAGATGGAGAAAGTAAAAGAGGAGTGGACAGAAATTCATGATGCAAATGGTAATACTTTTGCACATGTTGTTGATATCATTAAGGGATCTGATTATAAGTTCAAGAGTTTTACTGCACCAGTAAACGAGAAGTGTTGGGATGGTTATAAACAAGTTGGAATGAAGAAAAAAGGAAAAAAAGTAGTTCCTAATTGTGTGAAGGAGGATTTTATTGATGAAGCCAACAAGAGTGGTGATAGTTCTCTGCGTGACTGGTTTACTAAGAGTCGCGCTTCTGATGGCACCCCTGGTTGGGTTCAACTGGGTGGTAAATACGCAGGACAACCCTGTGCAAAACAACCAGGACAAACAACCAAACCAAAGTGCGGTTCAAGCAAAATGAAATCAGACCTCTCTGATAAAGAAGAGGAGAGTGCATTCCGTCGTAAGAATCAGGAAGATCCAAATCCCGATAGAAAGGGTAAGGCTAAGATGGTTGCGACTGAAGAAAAGGATGCATGTTATTCAAAGGTAAAATCTCGTTATTCGGTTTGGCCTTCCGCATATGCATCTGGAGCACTAGTTAAGTGCCGTAAAGTCGGTGCAAAAAATTGGGGTAATAAGACTAAAAAGGAGTCTTTTGAACTTCAAGAAATGGGTGAAATTCAAAGATATTGTCCTAAGTGTAAAAAGAATGAGACGATGAAGGACTGTAGATATGGTGAGGGATATTGGAAAATGTTCTCACTTCCTGCATCATTAGCCCCAGATCCTTATGATCCCAATGATATTCATCCCGCTAATGAGGGAATGAGTTTTGAAATTGGTTCTGGTCATAAACAGGCGCAGAAACAAGCAAAGATCAGAAATCTTGCAACAGGAACTAATAATCCCAATGAAAAGTCTGCTGCCCTCAGGAAACTAACTGGACCTTCACTTCCTCTTGCAGATTCAGTAATCCAACCAGGACAACTGACAAATGAGGACTATCAACGGATACAATCCACTGGAAATGTTTATACTATACTCTTCTCATGGAGAGGTAGACCGATGATGAATCTCCAATTCTTTTTCCCAAACATGAAGAGACCATCAAAAGATGAAGTTAAAAAGGAAATTGAGAAGTTCTATCCTGGTGCAGTTATAATGCAATGGTATCCAAGTCCTACTGATCCATCTAAACCAATTGTAGTGATTCCAGGTAATTGAAATGAATATTGACCCCTCTGAAATTGAACTTTCGGATATTAATAAGATGTTGATTTATGAACAACAGGCAAGGGTTATAGATAAATTAGATAGAGAAGAAGCAATAGAGTTTGCAAAGGCTTATTTTAAACTTTATCTCAAACAACAGGAAGTAGTAGCAAGTTTAGTTAAATTATAATTTTATACTATGAATGATCAAGTATATCTTGGCAATCCCAATCTTAAGAAGGCTAATGTAGCCGTAGAATTTACGCAGGATCAAGTTCTTGAATTCGTCAAGTGCAAGAATGATCCTGTATATTTTGCTAAAAATTATATCAAGATTGTTTCTCTGGACCATGGTGAGATACCTTTCAAGATGTATCCGTTCCAGGAAAAATTAATTAATAATTTCCACGAGAACCGATTCAACATTTGTAGGATGCCTCGTCAGACAGGTAAATCTACAACTTGTGTTTCATATTTGTTACATTATGCGGTGTTTAACGATAATGTCAATATAGCTATTCTAGCGAACAAAGCATCCACTGCACAGGATCTACTGAGTAGATTACAATTTGCATACGAAAAACTGCCAAAGTGGATGCAACAAGGTATTGTATCATGGAATAAACGATCACTA